TGAATGTGGGTCACGCAGTTCCCATGTATCGTCTGCATTAGGATCAAGCATACATGCTTCCAAGACCTGCATAAACTTATCACTAACATTAATACCGTGGTGCATGTTAAGGCAACGGAAGTTCTGGTCACCAGTAGGCTTACGCATCTCTAGAAACAGAACAATATCGGGATGATCAATGTCAAGATACGCAGCATATGATCCACGGCGTGTCTTGCCCTGACGATAAGCCAGAGAAGAAGCATCGTACATTTTGAGGTGAGGCATAACACCAGTAGACTTATCATCTGATGACCGTATGCCAAAGCCAATACCAACCCCACCACCAAGCATGGATAGCCAGTTAGTCTCTGTAAGATTATTGACAAGACCTTCTGCACTATCATGGATATAGTTTAGATAACAAGATATAGGTAGTCCACGAGAAGACTTACCGTAGGATAGAATAGGAGTAGAATAAGAAAGCCAGTGTTTGGACGAATAATCGTATAGTCGCTGTGCATGTTCCTGATTAGAAGAAAAACATTTAGATACATAGGCAAACCTCTCCTGTGGAGAAAGTTCATGGTCCATCATGTAACTTTCCTTTAGCCTTGCAATACCTAACTGATCAAATAAACTGTCTCTTTCTGGGTCGATGTTAATATTGTAGTTAGGCGTTTGCATATTCTATTCTCCCGGTGTTGTTTGCTGATCGTGGACGTAAAGCATAATGATAGCATAGTGAATTATCTTCAGCAAGTCCTTACGGTTCTTTCCTTCCTTTTTACCATAACGCTTCCAGTATTTTTGAATGTTACCCATGCAAAAACCTTCTGCATACCCTGCATCCACAATCGTATCGGTAGCCTGATACTTACTCTGAGCATAGTGCTGATTGTATGTGCTTAGAATATACTTATGAATTTCAATAAGATACTTGTCTTCATCGAAATTATAGTCTTTTAGAGTAGGTATTTCTTTCATATATTCAAGAACCTGTTTGTCCATATTGAAGTTATCCATCCATCTGTTAGGTTTCTTAGTCATAGCTTAACACCGTGTTGATCCTCTTCCTTATATACTTAACTTCCTTGCTACGCAAGACCTTAAATGCAAAGCTTCGCATATCCACAGGAGATATACCTGCAAGGTCACATACGTCTACAAAGTCTTGAGATGTTACACCTACTGAAGCAAAGAACCAAGCTTGTGCCGAACGTCTAGCCAGCTTTTCTTCTTCAGGTTCGTTTTGTGTTTCTGGTTTTGTTGCGTCTAGTAGTGCCTGTAGGATTACGCTTAGAAACAGTACTTTTTCTGGACTTGCTTCTTGGCTTTGTCCCAGAAGATACTCTACGTTTAAGAGAAATTTCTCTCCCTCTATCTGTCTTTCGTTGCTCATTAGTCCACTCTTCTATAATCTGGTGGTCAGAATTTTTACAGAAGAGGAAGTTATTTTTGATACACCAATCTGCATAAGTTGACTTACCTCCTTTATTTAATTTGTTATTAGGATTGTCGAAGACAAACCGAATATCCAGATCGGGATAAGCTTCTCTTATGAAGAGGTGTTTCTTTCTGTCTTCTAGTTTAAACCTTCCTTTTACTTCTAGTACAATACCATTTGGTAGAATAAAATCTGGAAGATATTTTTTGTATTCTAGCCAAGTGTAGTTTATATAGTGAGGTTCAAAAGAATAACTGATGTTAAGACTGTCTAGTAAATCACCAGTTTTCTTTTCTGATCCTGACCTATATCTATTTGTCATTAGTTATTTCAGGTACGTTTGGAACCTTTCCAACCTTGACGAGATGCTTTGGGCCATTGCTATACTGAAAAGTACGAATACCAACACCATCATTAGCGTCAGCCCAACAAGTAAACCTATAGTCACAAAAAGAACAGCCAACATGAAGCTTATGATTACCTGAAGAACCATCAGGAACTGAATCATAACATTTTTCAGGGGGTGTGTCTTTTTCCAAGAAGCTTCTAATTTCATCTATTCTGTTTCCTGAATTGATTAGGTCCATGTCGTCAATAGGACAATAGCAAATCTCACCAGATGATTTATCAATAGCGACAAAGCCTACGTTAGGATTGTTGTCTGCATCAGAGTATGCAGAAATTTGTGCGATATATCCAAAAGGATCGTCATGAAGAATAGAACCATCTTTAAACTTCTTGAAGCTGTAAGGAGAAGCTGATTTAAAATCAACTAGCACACCATCAATCGTAGCGTCTTTGTGACCACGTACACCATTAGAAGTTAGTTCACCTTGTTCTTCTATAATATCGTGACCAGCTACCTTAGTGAATAGGATTAGTAGCTGTTCAAGAATATCGCCATAAAGGAACTTAATGAGAGTTGGAGCAGAGAGTTGCTGCTTCTCTGCCCCATTCATCTCATACCAAATCTTCCTATCCTTATGACCAATAAGGGATAGACGCAAAGATGGTTCTCTAGGTTTACGTACCTCAGAGATAGCTGAGGCAACAGAACTGACTACTGCTTCAGCAAAAGCGTCGAGGTGCTTCTTATCTACTTTTATTTCCTCGTCATTGGTAAATAGACCATAAATGTCTTCTACCAATGTATCAATTGACTTAGCCATGTTCTGTTGCCTCTTGTGTTAGCTACTAAGCAGCTTTTGACTGTACTGACGGGCTGGATAGTAGCTTGTACCGCGTATAAGACCCTTCAGGAGACTCAGCCTTAATTGCGGTAATTACATAACCCTTCTTACGAAGGCGTGAGATAGTCGCTGTTAGGTTCTCACACCATCCACGTTCGATTGCAGTCTTACGAGTAACTCGCATACCGCGACGAAGGGCTGATAGTACACGTGATTCACTTGTCATATTAGTATTTTCCTTTCTTTATAGTGCTGCTAGTTCTTGGTCGATGGAAAAACCATCCTCTTCCTGAAAGTCCCCGGAAGGATCACCGTAAGGTATAAGATCAATAACCTGCATAGCAATAAAGTCAGCAGTAATACCAGCCTTACCAGCATAGCTATATTCGTAGGGCTGAATCTTTACCTTAACAGTAGAACCGTTACCGATAAGACGACTATCCCAAGGCATTTTCTTTGCATCAATTACACGAGGTGCATCACGTTTGGAACCATCCTTCTTAACTACCTTACGTTTACAAGAGAAAAAATCTCCACGATCATCTCCCTTGTTTTTTACACTAAGGCCAACAGACTCAAGCTTTTGCTTAGTCTCTTCGTCAACCGTTACATCAACCTGCCAAGCTGGTTCATAGGTTGTGTTAGGCTCAACAACACTAGCCCAATATGCTTTACCAGCGAGAAGGATTTGATCGTATTTCTGATTAGCCATTTATAACTCCATTTTGTAATGTCTCTTGGCTGAGACTGTTTCAAGTAACGAGTGGGATACTACTTTACTACGCAGCCTTTGTCAACACCTTTTTTACACAATCGTCATAGTCCATCAAAACTTTTTGCTCTACTGCAAAACAAGGACGACCGGGAAAATGTTTACCATAATTACTTTCTTGAAGCAATACGGAAGAAGGACAAAATCCTTTCATATTAAAAGTATTCTCTCCTTCCTTGATGATAAGACAATAAATATCAATCTTAGATTTTAATGTCTTAGCCCCACTTTGAATAAGCTTCCCTGTCTTATATCTAGTTGATTTAACATCAATACTAAGGTTATCAATAAAGGCATCACCCAAGTCAGTTCCATTACTTTTTGACTTATTAGATGTATCAAATAAAGGTTCAGGATATTTATTTATCAACTTGAAGAAAGCTAACTCTGCTTCAGCACCATCAATATCAATTTGAATTGATATACGCTTCTTATCGTGTATATTATCTACTACACCTTCCTTTCTGTTAGAATCATTCCTAGCAATAGCTATTGTCTGGGCTAACTTTAATTCATTTTCATTTAGATGGATTAGTGTGTTTCGGACCAGTTCAGGCCGACTTTGTATTCGCTGTCTAGGGGGCATCGAACATTTAACTCCTTCTCTACAATCTTCATTGCCTCTTGGGTTAGTTTACCAAATCGTTCAGCATGATCTTTACGACAATCAAACTGATATTCATCGTGAATGCTGGCAACTAATTTAGCATCAATGTTATGCTTACGTATTAGTCTGTCAATAATAACAACCCATTGTTTACAGATGATTGCTCCAGCACCTTGAAGAAGAAGGTTCATAGCAGCATGTTGATGCCTTACATGTAACTTTCTACCATCAAGACCCTTAATATATCCTGATGTAGAAATTTTGTCAACAGACTTTCTTAGTTTAGCTAGTGCGGGTAAGCTTTCAAGAAAATTATCTATTAACTTTTGACCATCGCTTGCTGTACCTCCAACAATGCTGCCAATCTTCGATGCACCAGCACCATAGATAAAAGCATAGATGAATGTCTTAGCTTGGTCACGTGTTTCCAAGCCAGCAGCCTTTTGATTGGCTGTGTGAATGTCTCCTTCAACTACTTCCTTCGTATAGTCTTCGTCACACATGTAGTGTGCAAGACACCTTAACTCCAAGGAACTTGCATCACAACCAACAAGAACATTATTAGGAGAAGAAGTGATCCAACAGCTTCTGCATTCCACGCCATAGGGAGAATACACAGCCGGAATTTGAGCCATGTTTGGACTATGATGGGCCATACGTCCTGAGATAGCTTTGAGAGTAAGTACCTTACCATGAACTTTATTATCCTCCTCAAGAAGTTCTAGCCATGATTTTATTTGTGCTGTACGTTTGTTAATAAGAAGATACTCTGCAATCATCTGTGCTTCAGGAATATCTACTTTCTTTAATGTACCTTCGTCAACAATGGCATGACCAGTTGGTGTGAAGTTTTCTGGCACCCATCCTTGTTCTTGAAGACGTGCAGCAATCTGCTGACGACTTGCAGGATTGAAGATAGTTACTTTATCCTTCAACCTTTTTCCTGTCTTCTCTGAATACCTTTCCTCTGTGACAGGAGGATAACGACGTTGTAGGTCTTCTTCAATAGCACGAGACTTATCAGATAGAGAAGCTTGTAACGTCATAGCCCTTTGTACATCAAGAGTAAAGCCATTCTTTTCCTGAACATCAATGATGCGTCGAACATTGTATTCAAGATCAATAGCCTGACGATACTTCTCTAGTTTTTCTTCTTTAATTTTCAACCATAAACGAAAGGTAATCTCAACATCTCTGATGCAGTACGTAATCATCTCTTTAGTTAGTTTAGAAAAATCTTGAAAGGCTATTTTCTTAAATCCTAGATCAATCCCCCATGATTCAAGAGAATGTTTACTACGTGTTGGGAACAGAAGCTGAGAAAGAATAAGAGTATCTTCTACTGTAGATACATTTATCTTTGTTCCTGTTAGTCTATTAAGAGTAGGAGCATCGAAGCTTATGCCGTTGTGCATAATGAACTTCGATACTCCTTTAGCAAATACAGGAAACTTAGTTAGACATTCTTCTTCCTTCCAGATATTGATCTGACCTGTGTCTACGTTCTTCGTAACAATACAGAAAATCTTTGTAGCATCAAGACTATCTGTTTCAATGTCTAGTATTACCTGCATACTTACCTCTTATTGTTTAGAAGGGAATGTCGTTGTCGTCGTTCCCTCCATCAAGATCGTCACCAAGATTAGTAACTTCGTGTAACCTACCAGTATCCTTGTTGAAAAACAAGTGGCAAGCGACACCAGTTTCACCAGCATACCTATTCTTCAATACACGAATGGTGGTAGTGTTTGCAACATTAGGATCATCAGATTGTTGGTCACGTTCCATAGCAACAACAGCATCAGAGAGTTGTGCAATAGATTGTGAACCACGAAGATGGGACAGGCTTACCTCTTTACCATCTTCATGCCCACTGTCTGCACCTGTACGGCGTAGGTGTGATACAAGAAGTAATGCACAATTAGTTTCTTCTACCAGACTGCGAAGCTTAGTCATAAGAATGTCGATGTTCCTACGTTCGTCCATACCCTCAAGACCTGAGACAAGGATCGAAAGATGGTCCAGAAATATCCATTTACAATCTAGTGCTTTGACCATGTATCTTACACGAGCAAGAATTTCTTCAGTACCCATAGAACCGAAATGGTCGAAAGCATAGAACCTACCAGTTCCAATAGTTGCTTCTTGCCATTTGAATAATTCAGCATCTGGAAAATTCTCACGAACCTCACGTATGTACAATCTAGCATTAGCTTCTACAGACATAAGATGGAAGATGGTTGAACGGGTATTCTCTTCAAGAGAGATAACACCAATGTTACCTTCAGCCTGTTTCAGAACATGGTGCATCAGTTCACGCATGACGCTGGACTTACCTGTACCAGTACCAGCCGTCAAAGTAACCAGTTCACCTGTACGAATGCCATATAGCTTTTCATTTATACCAGCCCAAGGATACAGGCAGGTAGTTTGATTGCCTTCTTCGTATAGTTCAGGACCAATATCTTTTAGATTGATAATACCAGCAGGAGTATAGGTACGTGCTGCCCACCAAGCCTGAGTAAAGTCTTGTGACTTACCGTCAGACAAGTAGCCACAAGCATCCTTCAGCTTACCATCAAGTGCTACAATCTTACACTTATTTGGTTCAAAGAGTTGTGCAACTTCACGTGCAGCCTTTTGACCTACTTCATCTGAATCAAAACAGATAACAATGTTATTGAAGGAATTAAGAAAGTCATAGCTACGTTTACAGCTTTTGACTGCTGCTGCTGCACCATCCTTGATAGAGACTGCTGCATACTTTGATCCAAGCATCTGATAAGCAGCCATAGCATCCAGTTCACCTTCGCAGACGGTGACATACTTACCACCTTCCTGACAAAGGTGCTGACCAAATAACATACCTGATGACATAGAACCGGGAGGATCAGCAGTAAAGTTCTTTGTAGCTACATCACGAATCTTGTAAGCTATGAGGATGTTGTTTACGTCGAAGTAAGGATAGTAGTGTTTTACTACATCACCATCAGCATTTTGTTGAATACGTACACCATACTTCTCTGCTGTATCTTTTGTAATACCACGATCAGTAATAGCTGATACGTGACCTTTTGCTGTAGGTTGTTGATAACTTACAGTATCGAGTGGCATGTTAGTCTCCTCTGTATATGCCTTATCACCCTTAAAATATTGTCTACAACTAAAGCAAAACATATGTCCGTCATCAAACAATGCACAAGCATCACTCGAACCACACGACTCACATGGAATATGTTTTACAAACTTACTACCGTTATGCTCAGTCTTCCCTGAGTACCCTGTATGTAGCAATTACTTCTCCATTACGTTTGGCTACGAAGCCATCTATCGTCTCTTCAATATCATATCCCATCTGAGATGTAAACAGTTTTCTGTCTCCTAACAGTTTCCATATATCCTCTTCATAAGAAGAATCTTCTACGACTGTTTCAATGTGTTTAGTTTTCACAATAACATTCCACATTCAGCAATCCTCGTCCTGATAAGAAAATATATCTTTTACAAAATCTGTTTCATTAGACATATATTCTTCAGTCTCTTCTGATGCAAATCTCTTAGCTTCTTTAGGACTATATCCTTCCTGAAGGTACTGGCTGTAAAGTTCTTTATAAATAATCTTACGATCCTTTTCCCATAAATTTTTCATTATTCCTTTCCTTTATTATTATCATATGGGTTACTCATTTCATGTTCACAGGTAAGACAAACCAAATCTTCCCACTCTGTGTGTGCTACCCAGTGTAATGTGCCACACTCTGCACACTTAACTTCTAGTCTTTCGTCTTCTCCTTCAAGAGGACCAAAAATCATTTCACTTATAAATTCTACATCAAATTCATCTGCTATGTCATTAAGAGATTCTATAAAGTCGTTATATTCTTCTACATCTTTAGGATCGTATGGGTTGTATCCCAGTCCAACCATTTCAATATTACAAAACTTTTCATAGGTAATCTTACCCTGTTGAAAAAGTTTACGAGCATATTCAGAAAAAGAAGTAATATTCTGTGTATCGGAAATAGGAACTAAAATACGTTTAGTCATCTTACTTTCCCTGTCCTCTGTAACGCTTGAAGTTACGACGCTTGTTCTTGTTCTTTGGCCTACTGTTTACAGATTGACCAATGCTTGTACGCATGTGCTGCTTAACCCATGCTGGCTTTTCTATTCCTGTTGGTTTTTTGCTAGCCATTTGTTAATTCCTTCCATGATACAGGGTAAAGAGGTTCAATAATTTCATTCCACATCTTAGCTAGGTACTGTATCTCTTTCTGTGCATGGTCGTCAATACGTAATTTGTAAGCACGGGCAAAAGCAGACAAAGAACCTGTGACGTAATAGCTGGTGTACATACTTTGAGGAAGAACCATACGTGCTTGTTCAGGTGCTACATCCATGCTTAAAAGATCGTCATATATTTCTTTAGCTTCTATAAGAAATTCGTCATATGCTTTACTAACAAGCTGTTGTGACGATACACCTGCATCTTCTGATCCTTGTTTTTTATTTTCTGCACGTCTACGCCATTCGTCTGGATGGTAAAAGACAGGATCAGAGTCAACATATCTTCTACTAACTTCATTATAACTAAATCCTACTGTATGTTTGAACCTTTGTCTAGCAACAAAGATTGGAACTTCTTCTCGTACTGTAATAACACAATGGGTGAAGGGTGTAAAGTGTTGATGTTTAGCTAGGTACTTAATTAGTTTCTTATCTTTATCACTAAGTTCTGTAATGCCTAATGCTGGTATATCTCTAGCCCACCGAGATTCATTCTCAAATGAAACACGAGCAGAATTAACCACCGTAAGGTCTGTACCTAAGCAACTTATAAGTTCACATTTCATAGCTGGTATATCTCTCCTTTTTCACCAGTATAATAAACATTCTTAATACCAAATTCAACGATACATCTACGACAACCAGAACAAGGTTTAGCCATAGCTGGAGAATAAGGTTCTTTATTATTTTCTCTCTTAACCCTTACAACAAGTAAGCTTGTCTTCTGTATATCATCTACGCTTAACTGACGCAACGCATTTTTTATTGCAGCTATTTCAGCATGAAGGTGTATAGCCTTTTCGTTCTTACTATACTTAGCTTGAAATGGGTCAGTCTTATAACTATTTACTCCGACACTTATTAACATATTTTTATATATTATGCCAGCCGCTAGACGGTAGCACCTTACAGGTTCCTCTATGTCTTCAGCAATAGACAATAAAGTTGGTACATGTTTTTGTATTTTATTCATAATAAAACTTATGTTTACCTATCTTACCAAGATATTCTAGATGTGTAGACCAATAAGGATTAACATATGTAGCATGAAAGTGTGTTGCTTTTCTTGCAATGTCAACATAAACTTCTTGCATAGAAAGTTTAGCAATATTTTTAGCTAACTTATATGCTTTTTTATCTCTTATCTTTTCTACTTTACCATCACAGTAAAAAGAAAAGGCACACTTATTTTTAACTATCTTTCCATTTATTCTTTTAGCTTGGTAGACAACATCACAATATGTGTCAGGAAACTTAGAAGACTTAACTCTATTATTTATTACATTAGCAACAGCCAGTTGTCCTACTAAAGGTTCACCTCTAGCTTCAAAGTAGATAGCTTCAGCTACACAATCAACTTGATTTTGTTTAGCTTCTAACTCAAATGTAAGAATAAGAGATAGTAAAAATCCTATAATAAGTAGCATAATAAACTTAAACATCTTCTATCTTAACTCCCATTCCTGTTAGTTTAGCACACATACGAGAATGATCAATCAATATATTTACCAGAGATTCAGTAGGAATTGTAATTGATTTAGGTCTTCGTTTCTTAGTCTCAATAATCCTGTGAAGTTCTTCGTATTGATTTAAGCTGGTTTCTAATTTCATTGTAATATCAAACGGCGGGACAAAGTATGACCGTATACAATATCCCGCCGTTCCTTCCATAGGTTGTTAGTGCATTGTCATGGCAGAGGTGCTGTCAAGTATCTCAACATCATCTTCATACCATTCTTCAAGACCATTAAGAAAGTCGTTGATTTGATTGAGAGGAACTTCCTCTACCGTTTCAACAGTTCCAACAACATCTGTGAGATAATCAGCCATGTATGGTGGAATTTCATGGTGGTTCTTATAATTATAACGACGCATAACTTTCTCCTATTAAAGGTTTAAGATTACGCAGCGACAGTTTCAACAAAGTCTTTCCACGTATTTGAGTGAAGCCACTTCGTAACTTCATCACTACGCTTGTACAGTGTACCACCGTTTTTCTAGCATGTCTACTACCTTTCCTCCTTTTGTATATTTAGAAGATACAAACCTACCTTGAAAATTTCTTCTGGTGTTGCGTTTGTTTTTATCATATTAGCTTTTCTTGAAATAACCCAGATATTATCTTTAGTGTAACCCTTATTAGGGTCTATCCTATCTATGTTATATTTATCCTCATTCTCTTTAGGCTCTTCATAAGGACCAGCTAACTTAACTCCTAATATCGGACAAAATTCAGGGATAATAATATCTTCCACCTCTAAATTAAATTCAATACTCTTTTCTTTAGCAGTAGATTTTTTTTGAGATAAAACATAAGGTAGTGAATTTTTCCGACGTTTTTCTCTTTGGTATTCTCTGTAACCTTCTATATCTTCCCTTCTTTTATCCCTCTCTCTTTTAAGAATTTTTTCTTTATTTTCCTCGTAGTGTTTTTTTGCTCTGGCTCTTATAACCTCTCTATTCTTTTTGTAATAATTTTGATTGTAAACTGACACATCTGACTTAGACTTTCCCATCTTTTCCTCCTTTAATAGCGGGATACTTGAATAGTATAACACTAAATTTACACTTTTCAAATACTACCTGTATGCGACAAAGTGTCGCACATAAAAGGAAGACACTTAGAAGACAAAGAATAAAAAATAAATGCGACAATATGTCTCATGGTAAGTAACGTCAGAATGTTGTAGTCTCTATATAGACTAGGTAGTAAATACTAAATAGTATCTAGTAATAATAAGAAAAGAAATTAAATTACAGATAGTAGTTAGTAGTTTTACACCTAGTCTATATAGTAGAATAGTTTCTTTTATCTAAGCAGTAGCGAAGCCAGATACATTTTCTACAAAGTCATTCCACGTATTTGAACGTAACCACTTTGTAACACTATCACTGCGGGTGTACAACGTCCCTTCGTCACCAGCCTTGGTCAAGTCAAAGCGACCATCGTCACCATGTGATGCGTAGTGCGTCATAGCCGACTGTACAGCAAAGAGATTGTCACCTCGTACACGTACTTCGTCCATCCACTGGGCAAACAGACGATCAGACAATCCACCACTACGCTTCTGATCCTCACGCTTTGTGCTGGTAAGCTTGTCAAACAACTGCTGCACTTTAGTAGAGGAACCAACCTTAGTGTCAGCATAACGCTGATACCGTTCAACAGCATTTTTGTGAGTAGTCATAGACATTTCAAAGGCACTAATAAAACCATCAGTATTGAAGTTACGACTGTGACGCTTACGTGTCACGTCATACTTACCAAGTACCGTTCCATTGGTGCAGAAAAAGTCAATAAGACCTGACCACATAGTTACACTGCCTTTACCATCAAAGGTATTCTTCATAACAAAGCGAAGACCAAACTCAGTCTTATGCCCTGTAGATGTTTCAATACCATGCTTCAGCTTTGGAAAGAGATATTCTGCATAGCAGACGTTACCATTAGCAGAAATAGTATCTTTAATCTTTACATCTTCCAGAACGAGAGGATCAAAATAGTTGATCATCTGTGTCTGTAGAGGCACAAGAACTTCTCTATTTTCAACTACACGGTACTTATCATTCACTACGTTTAGATACTTGTCTCCATCATCAGATGTACGAATAAGCATCTTTTTGTCTTCAGCCACGAAACGACTGTCATGAGATACGACAGACTGTTCAAAGACGTTGAAGAAAATTTCACGATCAGTAGTGTTAAGAAGGTTTTCCATTTTCATTTCTCTCTTGTTTAATTTAAGCAGTATTAGACCTAGACCCAGACCAAGACCTAGACCTAGACCCAGACCAAGACCTAGACCAAGACCTAGACCATAATTCTCTTAATATTGCTTGATTCATTTTTGTTCTATGGGCAATTTCCAATTCACTATAAAAGCATCTAACATTGCTTGCCTACCTATAATAACCTTAGCGCTTTTAGGGTAAGGTTCAATCTCTTCAAAGTCTCCATTAGCGCAGGATTGCATCCATCTTTTAGTTTCAGGAATCCAAGATACTTGTTCAATAACTAATTCATTAGGGTATATTGCAACAAGTTTTCCTGTATAAATCATGGTTACAGTCCTAATCAAATACTTTTTTCCAATTACATAAGGTTCTTTCTTCATTTTTGTTTTGCCTCCAAACAATCATTTAATAATTTCTCCCAATTATCGTCTACCCATTCATTATAGTGTAATATGTGTCCACCTTCATCTTGTGCAATCTTCCAAATAATTGTTCTTACAATTTCTCTACAGTTTTTGCAGGACTTAATCATATTGTATCCACTCTAAAATAGTTATTGCAACACAATAATTTATATAAATAATCTTTCCCTTTTTCAAAAGCATCTTTAATAATCAATTTTGTGATCCACTCACTTCTTCTTTTTTGTTTGCTAATAATCTCCTTCTCAACCCATTCAGGACAACTGAAACTTATGGTTTTAGCCATTTATACATCACCAAGTAAAATAATAATTTAATAATATATAAAGGTTTCGGTCAAAGTATAGTTTCTATTACAATAATATTTATTAAGAATATGTTAATAGTATATCAATAAAATGAGGTATGACGACTATAAACAACAAAAAGGGGGAAATTGTTCTGCATTATTTATTTCCCAAAAGCCTATATATTTGTTGATTCCCTCTTTTTTAAAGAAGCAGCAAAATCACCTCTTTTTCCCACGTAGAAAGGCGACGAGCTTAACTAACTCCCTCAAAGTGAGGTTTCTGCGAGGGTTTTTAATAAAAAATAAAACAAAAAATAACATACTATATAATAATAATACTTTTTATTTCTTGGTTACATCCTTTTTTTGTAATACATTGTATTACATTTTTAAGGTATCACGATATATATATATGGGGACTTACTATTTAGTATGTTATTTTATATACTTTAATTTAAAGAGGTTTTATAGAGGATAACCATGTTTTTTAATGACAAAATATGCGTCAGATTGCATAAGGATCAGCGAAAAAAGATGCAAGAAATTAGGAAAAAATGCCCTCAAATCTTCAAAAATGATGCAGATATTGTCAGAATTTCCATAAATTACTATTATAATATGAAATATATGCGAGGTGAATTAGATGAATTTGAAATTGATGGCTGAAGAAATACTACCATATCTGGAAGAAAAACCAGTAAACACCTATGAAATATGTGCTATGAAAGAAATGAGCTTTGCTTCAATATACCAAAAATTAAAGATTTTAGAAGCCGCAGGTTATGTCAAAGCAATAAAATCAGGGGGTAATAAAACATTATGGCAAATAAACCCAGAAAAACCAACAACCACATAGTGCCTATGTATTTTGTGGGTTTATTTGTTTTATTAATATATAATGTCTTTTATATGCAATATGCTCAACCCAGTTTAAATACAATAATAGGTATTTCTGTATGGATTAATACCAGTCAATTATTGGCATTAACTATAATAATATATATTCTGGTAAAACAAAAATGAAAATGGATGAAGCTCTTAATAATTTTTGGTTATTGTTTGTGATTGTTATAGCAGTATTTGTTATAGTTTATTTATTATTTGCCTATCAAAACTGCGTGAACTCTCACAATACACTCATAGACTACATAAACCTGAGCTGTATGTGTTTTAAAGGGGGTTATTAAAATTCACACAAAATATGAAAACAAAAAATGTCCTGACTGTGGAGCAGAAATGACCTTTGCGTATATCCAAAATTATGGCGGTTATAAATGGCTTTGTTCCAAATGCGTAAGAGCAAGTAATTGATTTCAAATGACAATAAGACTAAGCAAACTAATAAAGCTGAAAAATAGAGACCAAGATGAACTAATTAATGCCTTCAAAGAAATAGAGAAAGAAATCCTTGTAGCAAAAAGACAAATCAAACGAATAGAATACGAAGTGAGTAGATTAAAGAATCACAACAAAATAGGAAAGATCTTTGTGAATGATGATATAGGATATTTAAAATCACAATGACTAATTCTGAACAAGAACAAAGAGATACACCTTTTAATATGGCTATGCTATTTTATCATGGCCTTCATCAAGTCAGGATATTAAAAACACAAGCAGTATTAAATAATAATATATCTGGGTATTATGATTGCCTTGAAGAAATATTTAACACTATCTCTTTTAACATATCTATGAAAGAGGAAGAAGAATTAAATAAAGATTTTTCAGAAGTTGCTAATATTTTAAAACAAGCAAATGAAGGCACAGGATCAACAAGAGAGCAAATTATGATGATTTCTTTAGATAATGCTAAAGACAAATTAAAAAAAATTGATAGAAAACTGATGAAATTAATGCACAAATACAAAATGATCTTTCCAGGAATTGAAAGCAAAGGTCTTAAAGATCTAGACAAAAGATATGGTTTAAAATGAAAGAATCAATGGATGAATTTGCCAGAAGAATAGCCAAAATACTCAAAACAGACAGATGGGTATTTTTAGGCTGTGATGGGGAAATGGGTGAAGGGAAATCTTGTTTTACTTCACAATTAGGGCAAAAAGTAGCAAAACTCACTGATACCAACTTTAATTATCAAGATAATATGACTTTTAAAAGATTAGAGCTTAAAACCTGGATTGATGGAGATAATACTGGCCATAATAGAAAATCACAGTATTCTGTTATTTTAGCAGATGAATTAATAAGTATGTTCTTTAAAAGGAACTGGTTTGATGCTCATCAAATTGATGGGGTAGAACTATTAAATAAATGTAGAGACAGACACTTATTTGTTCTGGGCAACATCCCTAATTTTTGGGATTTAGACAGTGCAATTTATCCAATCATCACTTTTTGGGTGCATATTCACGAAAGAGGAAGGGCTTGGGTGTTTCAAAAGGACAGAAATCCTTTCACAAATGATAAATGGCATAAAAAAGAAAATTATAAAATCTTTAACAAAACCAAGAATCCTTATAGATGCCATGGTTTTGTTTGTGAGATTCAATTTGGTGATTGGTCTAAACAAGATAAAAAAGAATATTATGCTATTAGAAATATCAAAAGAGTAAAAACAGAAGGCCAAAGGTTACAAAAATATAAAGACATCAAAAACGCCAGAGATAACCTTATCAAATATTTATTAACATTGAAAAACATAGCTAAACAAGCAAAAAATAAATATCCTGATTTACCTGAAGATGCTAAGAACATCTTAAATCATTTTACTGTAACTACTAATGATTTAAAGGAATTAACTGGTTTATCTGAAACAATGATAAGCTTTATTATTAATGGTCGCCCAGATAGTTAAATTTACTTTACATAATTACATTTTTACTTAATACGGATATTATATATATTATTTGATTAATGCAAAATGCAAGAAAAACCCAAGGACACCAAAACCAAACAAAAAATAATAAAATACATCTTACTAGCCTTAAATGTGGCATTGATTATCTTGTTTTTAGATACCTTTGGCATCCATGGTGTCTGGATGTATCTAATATTTGTCTCACTAATAACCTTGCCAAGATTATATATGCAAAGACAACAAATAATAGACTTTGCAAAATATGTAGAAACTGTTTTTTTTGGCAAACCATTAGATAAAGATATGTGGGAGAAGGGGGAATTAAAAAAATGGAAGAAAAGAAAGAAGGACTATTCATAAACAATTTAGATATTGTAAAAAAGTTAAAGAGTAGCCCCAGAGCTTTGGCACAATTTGTCAAGATCTACAACGCCTTATGTCCCAAATGCAAGGCCTTAGTAGCCAAAAACAGCAATACGCCACTGGACAAATACTGTCCAGTGTGCCAGGAAAAAACAAAAAAGTTCTTAGAAAAAGCAGCAAAAATACTAGGAGTAAATAAATGATCAG